TATTTCTCCATATAATGTATTGGATATTCATCGGAATTGTACGATAGACGAAGTGAAAAACAAATTCAAAAAATTGGCGGTTCAATATCATCCCGACAAAGGCGGGGACAAAAACATATTCAATTTACTAGTTCATAGTTTCAAACAAATTGTTAAAGATATCAATGATAAGAACAGTGACAAAGATTTTCAAACCTTGAAAACCGAATATAAACATTCAAACAACACAGATAACAACTATGTTGTTGCGAATGAAGAGTTTCATGATAAATTCAATAAGTACTTCAACGAAAACAAAACCGTCGACATTAATTTCGAAAGAGGATATAACAACTTTATAAACGAGCCTGAAATTAAAACATCCCAAAAGCATTACAAATTAAAAAAATATAAAGAACCAGAGGGTAACATTTTAAGCAAACTTCAATTTGAAGAACTTGGAACGACCATAAAGGATTATTCCGGAAAAAATGATGATATTCACAAGCTTCAATACATGGACTACCAATACGCACACACTACCTCCAAGCTAATAGATCCGGATATGGTCAAACACCGTAACGAATTCAAGAGTTTAAATGACATCAAACAAAAGCGCTCATCAGAAAACTTCTCCCTAACAAACGAAGAGAGAACATTTTACGAAAAACTTTCGTTAATGAAAGATAGAAAAGAACAGAAGAGAATTGCCAAGTTACAAAAGTTTGACAAATATCTTGACAAACACAACTCGTCTCTATCTCAACTATCTATACAATAGAACTCAGTTGTATGTAAGAAAATAGTTCGTTCGCAAATTTTTACATTGATTATTGAACAAAGCTGGATTGATGTTATTAGTGAGAATGATTAAATCCGTCATCGCTTCTATAGGAAGACCTGTCGTGAGAATAGACATATCCAATAGCAAAATGTTTACATCATGTTCAAATTTTTTCAATATATTTTTTAAGATGTTGTTGTTTCCTTGTAAATTTAAATAATTAATGTTCATCATTTCTAATATATTTTCGAATCGTGTCAAGAATGTTTTATTGTTTCCTAAAATGCCTATTTTGTTTACATTGTTGTTCAACTGTTTAATCAAACATTCAAAATTTTCAAAAATAGAGTTTTTAGCACTTATTGTGTCTTTTATATTATACTCGATTGTTGGTTCTTGTACATAAATCTCAAAATTATCTTTTTTACATAACGGGCATAACGCCGTTTCGTTACAATTCTGTTTCTTCCATTTGTTAATACATTCAAAGCAAACCTTATTCGAACAACATTTTAAAATACTTGTAATGTTGATTTCAGAATAGCAAATGAAACATAGATTGTTCTCAGTAATTCGTTTCGTTAATTCCAGTTCTTTCTTGCGAATGCTTTCTTTCTTTATCTCTAAACAATTTAACTTGTTTTGTTGATCAACGATATTTGCGAAATACATTTTTTTTATACAATATTCGTGTGTTTCTAAATTATTGATTTGCTCTTTAAACTGGCGCATTACATTTTTAATGATGTCTTTTTCTGTTTTGATATTTGGATCAGTCAAATGCTTTATTACATGTTTAATGTTGCATTGTTCGATATTGTTCAACACAACTTCGTCAACCAATCCATCTAATGTCAATATAGTGATTGGTCTTTTGCATTCTATGTTAATTGTATCAATAACTTTGTTTTTCTCGTCATTAATGAGGATGTGGTTCAAAATTTCTTTGTTACCGTAAAATCCCTCCTTAATCAAACTCACATCGGAACAAACATACCATTTAAATTCATAATCTATACAACAGTTGGAGAGCAATTTGTTTGTGTAATTTTGAAATATGACTCTTTTGTATGAGTACTCGTGAATGATATTGAAATTCTTTTTTAAAGTTGTATGTGATATAACAATCATGTTATATTGTTTGAACACCTTGTCGGATATTTTAGAACTGTGATTCACAACATAAATAGAACTGTTTGAATACTGTTCCCAAACATGAATCAAATATGGTTGTGTGATAACTAAATTAACGTTATCTACATTCTTCTCGGTTGATATAATAATGTCTTTGTATTGTGTGTTTGCATAATGAATCTTTGTAAAGTTATTAGAACAAATGTTGATTATAACCTCATAGTTATTTGTGACTAAATACCCAGTATTTGTGTAAATCTTTGTATTTGTCGAATTGTTAGTTTCAATATAAGGTTTTCCTTCTAAAGTGTTACATTTATTAATTATTTCATACATTGATTATATATTTAAAATATTTTTGTGGTGATTATACAAATTAATAAATATGCCAATTGAGGATATTGATTTTTTATATCAAAACAGTATCAAGGAAAATATAATTATTATAGTGGACAGTTCAAAGAGAAACAAACTATTATACCCAAATGTATCCGAGTTTCAAATTGACTTTATCGAACCTTTCAATTTTGTTTACGGAATTGAAGTTATCGACACAACCATTCCCAGAACAACTTTCATGATTGACAATTACAACGACGAATTGTTATATAAGGAGGGTTTCGATATATTGAATCAGGATTCGTACAACAAAATCAAATTTGTGAATCAAGATTTTTCCACAGCGGAAACATTCTATCAACGATTCAACGAACAACTTGTCGAATATACAGAATATTTTGAAATCGATAATTATGAAAATAAATTTGACAACACCATTTATGAACAACGCGCTAAAAGTGATTACCCAATTGTTCGTTTTACAAGCAAGATACCTTTTTTATTTGATATGAATAATTCAAGTATTTTCAATGTTCTCGGGTATGATCAATATCCAAAGTTGGAAGATTCGTATAGATATACTAGTGTAAAAAGCATTTTGATGAATTATATTCCAATAAACATGATACCATACAATAACATCAAACCATATGAGTATTTTACAATATACCGATATTCAAGTGCGGAAACTGTGGTAACTGATCTAGAAAACACATTCAATACTTTTAAATTCAGTTATTTGCACCAACCCAAATATAAAATTGGATTCTTCTTACAATATTTGAAGTTGTACTCCAACAAAACAAATGTCTCTAACGAATCTGTAGAGATAAGTATTAGCATGAAAAACATGACTACCAACAAGCTAGTATTTTCCAATTTGACGAACATGATATTTAATAAAATAACCGGGTTTCTTGAGTTTCCGTATCAGACGGATTATTTACTCGGAGACACGCAACCCAATACACATTTGATATTGAATGATAACCATTCATACGAAATAACTATCGATAATGTGTATGTTCATTCAACCGAACTGGGTTCGTTTCAAATGGAAATAGAACTAGGAGGATCTTATTTCATAAATGTAGAAAAAATGGATATCGATAACCCTAAAATATTTATTTCCAAGCCAATATTCTCGGAAGACAATGAAACCAAATTAACTGTCTCTTCAACAACCTCGGATAGTTCTTTATTTATAAACTGTGATGTGGATCAGTCGGTCGTATTTGATGTTCCCTTTCCCTTGAGTTTAACGGGTAAGTTATCATTATATTCTACATTCACAATTCGTTATTTTGAGATTGATGTGGTAAGAAATAATTTAATTTCCGATGATGACTTGTTTATACTGACGGTTAAGAAGAAGTATTTGAACACAGAAAATACAGAATACATATGCGAGTTCATTTTAAAATACAGGTTCGATGCCGAAAATAACAAAGCGGTGTTGTTCTGCGAAAACAATTTTATCGATTCAATCTTTAACTACACTGATTTCAAAATCAATATTGACCCGTCGGATGACAATTATGTAGGCAATGTGGTAATCAACTGTCAATTGTATGCGAAAACACACAGCGTTCAAATCATTGGAAAAACGAACGATTATACTTCCAAATTTAACTTGGAGTTATTCAAACAATTCGGGTTGATCTCTCCAGGTATGTTGAATTTGGCGTCAGAGAATTATTTAATATTACGTTGCGATGAGATAGAGAATCATTTAAGAGGAAGTTATGATGTTAAGGATTTTTCTCCTGGTCTAGGTGTTTTAAATATTGATGTACAAGGTTATGCGACAGGGCGAACGGAATTCTTTTCAGTAAAATACAAGGAGTTTCATCCCATAGGCAAATTGAGTAAAATGAAGTTTAGATTCGAAAGAAAAACCGACGGCAAGTTGTATGATTTCAAAAACATAGACTTACATTTCATATTATCCATTAAATTCCTAAGACCGATTCAAAAAGAGTTTTTCAATAAATCAACTCTCAACCCGAACTATAATCCAAACTATTTAGGTTACTTTAATAAAACTTTACAAGATCATTATGATGAAGAGAGTAGTGACGACGACAGCGATATAGACGAAAAATATTTTGAATCGGAATTCAATGACAGGGAAAACGAGTTAATACACAGAATGGAAAAAAACTCAATGAGATGATCGATTAATTTAAAAAATTAAACATTTTAATTCCACGAAATATATAATCATATGCGTTAAATATTAAAATGAGTGGAAACCCATATATAGAGATAAAAAACGACTTACATCATATACGTGTAACGAATCTGAATACGAAAGTTGTGTCATATTTTTTGAAGCATAGTTTAGTTATTCAAAAAGATAATGCATCATCGTTTTTTCTTAAAAATGATAGTTTTGTCAAATATATCAAATATGATGATGTAAAATCACCCACAACAATCGATATTGACGATTTAATCCAAAAAATAGTTGATTATATGATGGTTAACGAAATATCAAATACCATTATCAGTGTCAATGAAATGGAAAAGGCGGATATAGTGTTTGATGTAAGTGTTCATTCAGGTAAGAATGAACACTTAATTTGTGAGAAGACTACTAATGATGCGTCCTCTGAATATGATAATAATTCGGTGCTGATGAAATTAGGTACCATTGCAACAGAAAATAGTATAACGCGCCAATCCAAAGAATATGCGAATGTTTCCTCCGGTAGAATTAACATTTCTTTAGTATCGGGCACATTAGCAAATAATATAACCCTTGAGGATGTTGGGGATACAGAAAACGACAGTGTTATCTCTAAGATTGGAATTTTCGATGATAACAATGGTGTTTACTTTCAATACGAAGCTACTATAAATGCATCACTTGAACTTGTTGAAACATATAGTGTCTGTAAAAAAATGAATGGGCAAGCTGTTGAAAAGGTTGATCAGGAAAATTGGAATGTTGACAAATGTAATGGTTTTGGACCATCACAGATAGTATTAAATAAATCAGACATGAACACTTTCATATTCAGATTGGGGACTTTACCAAAAACCTTTTTACAAGTTGGAATCATGCACGAAGGATCAGCTATTTTAATTCACGAATTTAACACATCTGATTTCTTAACAAAGCTTCCAATCAGATGGCAAATCGCCCACAAAAATACCGCAGGTATTGTATCTAATGTTCAAATGATACAAAATAACTCGGTAGTACTATCAAATGAAAAACATCATATTCAAAAGGTCAGTTATAGTGCCATTTGTCCTGTTAATAGTTACAAAAAAATCGACAACGATATAACACAAGATGTGGTATTCGACATCAAGTTAAACCCATCTTTCATTCGTTCTAAAATTAAAATCGAAAAGATCAATATTATTAACAAAGAAACTAATGGCATTGTTTTGTGGAAATTGTTTAAAAATGCAACATTATCTGATAATATATTAAACTCATCTTCTTCAAATACATACGAAACCCGTTCTATTGTCGATCTATTATCATTGGACACAACACAATCACATGATGGAAACAATTTTGTGCTTACGAATTACAAACAAATAGATTCCAATACAGGCACATTGATTTCTAGTGGTTACATTGTCAATAACCTATTAACAGAAATCAATATGAGCACAAATGATAATGCTGTTTTATATGCTGATATTGACGGTATTTCAGATAATTTAACTTTGGTCATTGAATATGTTAACGCACCTGCTGAGATACAAGCGACGGTCGTATGGTGCGAGTACGAATAGAATATTTTACTGAGAGATAGTGTCAACCAATCGTAAATATTCTTTTTTCAAGTTGTCAATTTCTTCATCAGAACGAGCAATCTTTCTCAATCGTTTGTATTCTCTGTTCAAATCTTTTTTCGAAAAAGAAACAGTTGGCAAATTGAATATTTTGCTATTTCTTTTGTTCAATTCGGGGGTACCATCATATATATAATATTCAATTTCAAACTTCAACAAATGATCTCCCATTACTGTTGTGCTTCCGTCGTACGACTGAAATCTTATTGTTAGTTTGCTCAACTTTGGTATCGGTTGTTCGTAAAACTTTCCTATCTTATCCGATAGTTCAGATTTATATTCGTTGTAATAGCTCATCATAGGTAACTGTGTGAATGACTCCACCAAATATTGATTATTCGATATAGCATTCGGAGAAAACTCCTCTATATACAAATTAGTATAAAACTCTGTCCCGTGTTTCGGATACAACGCATACACCAATTTTACAGAAAACAAATTCTTGATGACATCATTTAACTTTATTACATAACTGTCTGGTTCTTTGTAGATATTTGTATCTCTGTCCCTGCTATCTATTAAAATATAGTTCTTTTTCTTAATCATTATTTTGATTTTGATTAAGATTTTAACTTCGCTTTAAACGCAATTTCTCAACCTTGTCTCTATTCTTAAATACATTGTTGATTCTCTCTTCGGCATCATCCATTGTGTTGAACTGTTCCAACAATTTTTGTTTAATTTGTTTTTGTGTAAGCGGCTCTTTCACAAAACTCTTCTTATATTTGATAATTCCATCCTTTGAGTTTAGTTCGTCTATTTCGTTGGTGCTCATGAAATTCAAAATTTTCGTCGAAAACACATCAATCAATTTCTTTCGATGTTTTCGTTCGTTATCCAATATTTTAATTTTAGCATTGATGGCTTTAACTTCATTATCAAGTTTAATCCACGATTTTACCTGCTCTTTAAATTCTTGTAAATCGTCCTCTGACGATTGGTGCGGAACCAACTGATTGTGATGAACATTGATCTGTTCGTCTCTTGTCAAATTATCCGTGAACTCGTTCATATTTACCGCATTAGATTGTTGTCTTAAATACTCTCTAACAATAATATCACGCTCACGCTGACTCATTTTTTAATTATTAAATACTCTAGTGTATTATATTTAAATTATTTTTGTAGTCTTTAAGTAAATGACCCAAATGCACTATATCTGCTATATCAATAAACAACTGTATACACAATCTCAACCAGAAAATCTTTGGGGGAAATTCATATAGGATTGTGTAAACATTCTTATCTTCTAAATAAGATTTCAACTTTTTGGCATCTGTATTTGTTTTAATGAAAGGTAGTCTTATGTTACACATGGCCGCAGTAACCTCATCCGATATACAATCTGTGTTTAGTTCACGGGATAAATATTTTTGACTACATAACGCCAAATCTCTGTTTCGATTTATAATTTTATCATACCCACCTTGATTTTCAATAAAGTCGATACTTCCCTTGATTGATAACCACGGTGTGTAATCCTTTGTTCCCAAATACATAAATCGCTCTTCAAATTTTGATAAAGAATAGGTGTTCTCAGTTAACAAACAACCTTTCGAACCGATAGTAGCACAATCGGTTGTTGGATGAATATTTTTTTGTTTATCTTTAGATACCCACATAACCGCAGAACCTTTCGGAGAGAAAAACCATTTGTGTGTGTCGGAAATCCAATACGACACACCGTTATTCTCCAACTCTTTTATATTCATCGCTAATTGACCTAATGTATGTGCTCCGTCCACGAACACAGGAATATCATATTGTTTACAAACACTCGCTATATCGCATACAGGGAACACTATTGCCGGACATGACGCTATATAATCTATACAAACCAATTTAATATCATATTCGTCTTTGTGCGCTTTATATATCTCTGTTTCAATGTTGTGAGCTAGAATATTTAAATTGTTTATTTGCACAGGAATCTCTATGACTTTGCAATTTGATTTATATTGGTATTTATGTATTAGATTGCGTATGACACCGTAAGCGGTATTCAACATTATAATCACGGAATTTTCGTTCAGAACTAAGGAATTTAAAATAGAATTTGCTGCCGAACTCGAATTATCCACAATCACCAAATCTTCGGTCAAACAATTTATATATTTAGATAATTCTCTTTTCACTTCAATTAATTTGTTTTTATAAATTTTAGTAAACCAATTGTATGGGTTTTTTTCACATTCCAGTAATAATGATTTATGATATTCATGCACATATCTAGGAACGACGCCATAAGAAGAATTAAAATATGTTTTGCTTGATTCTAATAAAAAAAACTCTTTTAAACTCATATATACGTTATCTTTATATTTGAAATAAACCATGGAATTTTAAATAGGTTCAGAAATATGATACCTGTTGTGTGGTTGTACACTATGTTTAGATAATGTTTCTTCATACATCTTCTCACTTATTAATTTCTCTATTTCTTTGTTTCGTCTTTCGCGTTTTTTCTCATTATATCATCATCTTCTGGATAACTGAATTAACACCAATACTTTGTATAGCATTTCCCTTAAACCCTCATACCAAAGCGCCATGTTACCAAAAGTTTTGATTGAACGCATAATTTGTTTTTATTTAGGACTACCTACTTATTTACCTATACCTATTTAGGACTACCTTGTTGAGTTACAAACATTCTTAAACAAATTTTGCATTATCTGCGATTATAGAAAATATTTTAAATTTCTAAAATTCCGTATAATATTCATTTATTAGTATCCTTCTTTTTCATGGATTTTTTGGGATCAGCCTTCTTCTTTTCTTCAGTAGTATCCTTCTTTTTCATGGATTTTTTGGGATCAGCCTTCTTTTTTTCTTCAGTAGTATCCTTCTTTTTCATGGATTTTTTGGGATCAGTCTTCTTTTTTTCTTCAGTGGTATCCTTTTTTTTTGGCGCAGTCTTCTTTTTCTCTTCCGCATCCATTTTTTTTATATCTTTTGAAAATTCGATAAAAGAGTCTTTCGTGCGATCACCATCATAAAGAACATTTTTAGCATAAATAGTAGGAAACGAACTAACTGGTTTGAACAAAGATCTATCTTTTTCGATTAAAGTATTTAATAATTCATGATTAACATCAATAGTTGATATGACATCACTATTTTTAAAAGAGTTCCATTCTTGTTTCATCA